TTGTTAAGAATGTTTAGCATTGTGTTGTGTATGTTATAGCATAACAAAAAATAATAGATAGTGAGAGACAAACAAAGCTAAACATTTTAAAGATGCTAAACATTTTAAACAATGCTAAACAATGTAAACAATGCTTAACAATGTTAGTCTAGGCTAAACATTTTAAAGATGCTTAACATTTTAAACAATGGCAAGAATGTTTAGCATGGACTAAGAAAGTTAGGCATGGCTAACATTGTTAGGGGGGACGCCAGAACCCTGCGCCAGATATAAACCCTCTCGGATTTTTTTAACTATTTTAAGCCTCTCTCAGAGGCACACACTGGTAGTAGTAGTCTATAGGTGTACCTAGCATGTCTTGTATGTCTAACATCATCTCAGTAGCCCTTACAACACATACATTGTAGTCAGTACTAGGACTATAGCTATCCTCAAATGTCGTACATGTTAAAGGATTGTTAAATGTTCCCATCATACATACCATTATTGTAGCTTTAAACATAGCTATTCTCCTTGTTTCATCTAGAGCCGATACTTAAAAGAAGTAGTACTAGTAGTCTATAGACTGTTAAACACTGTTAAACATTCTTAACATATAGTACTACTACTTCTAGTATCTATCTATAGTATGTAAAGGGGGCTATACTAAGGATGTAACTTTAGATATTTATCCATCCACTGCTACTATCATCTTTATTACCCATATTAAGGTTACTCATAAACTTATCTAGTTCATTATCAAGTAATTCTTCTTTTCTTTCTCGTATTTGTATATCTGCATCAGCAGCCATTTGGTCTGTCCAGTACTGCACTGCCATAGCAAGAACGTCAAGTCTATCGTCATGTGCTAATGCTCCCCTCTGTTTAGTAATTCTAGTCATCTGATAGGTCAACATGTACTTAGCACCCTTATCAGGTGGCATATCCTGTACACTATCATAGTCTTTCTGTATTACCTTAGGGTCTATAACAAGCCTGTGCTGGTTCATAACAGGCTCTAACGTGTCTATTATACGTGCTTCCTTCTGTGTGTTGTGTCTAACCTCTTCAGTACCTACAGGGTAGGTCTTTAGTAGGTGTGGCTTTAGTAGCTCAGTAAACATACCATCACCAAAGTTGCTCTCAATTAGTACATTATTAACCTGATGTATCTTTGCTAGGTCTGTAAGGTGCTGTAGAGCCTCGTTAGAGTACCCACCAGCTACACCACCACAGTCTACCACATACAGGAAGCCGTTAAGCATCTTAACAACAGCAAAGGCTGTCTCATCACTACCCCTACCAGAGGGGTCAATAGCTAGTATAGAACCTGAGTAGTTCATTCTACCTACTGTGTCTTCAGGAGCGTAGAACTTATCTCCTGCTAGTCCTACATTAGGTAGTTCAGGTAATGGTTTGAAGATGCCGTACACCATTTTCTCTGGTGCAGTGTCCTTGTCGCAGGAGTAAATAATAAGGTCGCTGAGTTTAAGCGGATATTTATTAGCATCGCTAAGAGAAGTATCCAACATAAACTGAAGAGCAAAACCAGAACGTCCATAACTTAATTCTCTTTCTAATAAATCTTCATCATCAAATCGTTTAGGGTCTGTAGGAAGCCCATACACGGCTTCTAGGTTATCTTGTAGGTGTTTATACAGCGAAGGTGCTAACCTGCCCCCATACGCCTTCTCTGCTCGTTCTATGGTAGGGTATCTAGCTGTCCATACCCTCATGTCATAGCCACGTGTAGTCAGTACATTGTACAAAGACATCTCAGTCTGAGGTGTACCAAGGTATATTATCTTACCACTAGGCTTTAACACAGCGTCAAACTCTTTAACAGTCTCGCTAAGCTTCTCTCTCATCATGTGTGTCATGGAGTTATTAGGTACTTCTACGTCATCTGCAATGATTATGTCTGCTCTACTACCTGTAAGCTGTCCAGTGACACCCACAGACTTAACAGAGGGGCTACCAGAGGCTTTAGCAGGAGCAACATCAAAGGCTATCTTAGACCATCTCTGACCGTCTTTAGCAACTAGGTGCTGACATATAGGTAGCTCTACAATAATACGTTGTGTAAAGGTTGAGAAGTCATCTGCACGTGCTTTAGATGCAGAGACAACCATAAACTTTAACTGTGGGTCTAGCAGTAGCTGATGCACTACGTAGGCAGCAGTAATATAACTCTTACCTACACCACGAAATGCCTCAATGATGCTACGCTTTGGACTGTTCTGTAAATACTCTGCAATGTCATACTGTACTGGTGTTGGTTCTGGTAGTCCTAAGTGCTGCCATACAATGTATATAAAGTTCCTAAAGTCTTTTAAAGGCTCAGGAATGGCTGTAGGTTGTTGCATAGGTATTTGTACCTCTCTAGGTTCTAAAGGCTCTCAGTAAGCTTTAAAACGCTATTAATCGTCATATATAACTTCTATCGGATGTGAATGTGCATCATTAACTTTAGCCCACACTGCGTTAATAGGTGCTACGTTAAACTGAAAGGTAGAAGCTAAGCTACCCACAGTAGCACTACCATCTAGGTTTAGTCCTGTTGTAGGGGCTGTTGTATCGTTACTAAAGCCTATTGTAATAGAATGGTTGTCGTGGTCGTTCTGAATACACAGGTACATACGTCCAGCATTACTGTCTAGTATCTTGACCCATGACTGGTCTGCTGGTAGCGTAACATTCTTACTAGTTAGGCTTGCGTTGTGTCCTCTCATTGCATCTTCTCCTCTATATCAAACGGCAAGTCGTTTAGCAGGTTAGCCATAGGACTTTCTGCCATGATAACATCTAAGGATGCTCCATTATCTTTAAGAAACTTGACAGCTACTGATAACTCAGATGCTGTAGCTTCTCCACTACGTACACGTAAGAGTAACTCTTGTGTTACTACCTCATGTAAAGTATCTATTGTTTTTCTATCTATCATTGCCATTCACCTGTACGTAATTGCTCTGCTACTTCTTTGGCACGATTACCTACTTGCTTAGCCCAACGGCTGTCAAGAAGTTCCTGTGCTGCCATATCGTAGTTTTCGTCCTTTAGCTGAGCCATTGCGTTTACGAACTTTAAGGCTGTCCCTATCCCTACGTTGAATACGAAGTTGAGTAGAGCTGAGAAACGTACCTCGTCTAACTGTTGTGTCCACGGCATGTGATGTAGTAGTTGCTTCTTCGCTTCTTCTATATCGTTGAGTAGTAGCATCTCTGCTTCTTTCTCTGTTATACCTATGTCTTCCAAGTTTCTTCCGATACCTATGCTTAGTTTGTTGGACGTGCATTTATATGGTTTTAACCTTATTCCTTCGTGACGTTTTAACTGTTCAATTAACTGGTTCATTTTTTCTTATACTTATCTGTGTTTTTCTTTTTAGGAAATCCAGCTTTCATATTGGCATAAGCTTTAGGACTAATGGTAGATTTACTCTTAGGTCTACTTGTTCCAGCTTTCTTTCTTTTGTTAATGTTCTCATAAAGGCTCATAAGGTTAATCCTTGTTTTTGTTAATTTTTTCTAATCTTTCTAGCTCTTGAGGACTTTTCCATTCCCACTTGCATTTCTCCCAATCTATCTCAGATTGTCTTCTTCGTTCTTCTTCAGCTTCTACTTCTTCAGGACTTGTCATTTACTATTAATCCTATGCACAATGTTTATACTAGTATTTATCCACACACCTATCAGAACAAGGATGTGTATTATTAATTCAATGTGTGTTATTTCCACTACTTAGTTAGTCCTTTTGCTTTTTCAAATGTTCTAAGACCACCCAAACCAAGCATACCCATCAGGACAGTTAGCAAACTATCCATGTCAAAGGTAGGTAAGTTTGGTACTTCTACTCCTGCATAGGTAAAGACAAATATAAATATAGGGGAAAGTACGAAATGCCATAGCATTGCAATACTTAATCCCCAACCAAGGAAGGGTCGCCAACCTGATACAAAAATGTTACGATGTTTAGCTTCTTCTTTGTTTATATCTATCTGTCCCATGTTAGCTTCATGTGCTTGCTTGGTCGCAAGAGTAGCTATCTCATGGGCTAGTGCGTTCTTTTGGTCTTTATCTTCTATAAATTTATCCAGTAAACCTGCTACTGGTGCTATTAAATTTTGTATCATTATCTACTCACAGTTCCTGCAATAGCTGATATAGCTACAACTATTATTAATATAAAAATAGAAATACCTGTAGCACCCAAACCTAAAACTTTAGAAGTATGAACAAACTCTTCGTGCTTTTTACGTTTTATAGCACGTTGTTCTTTTTCATATTCTTTCTGTTCTTGTATTCTTCTACTACGTTCTGCTATTATACTAGCCCAAGTGCCATGACCAAACCTAGTATCTATAAGGTTCTTCATTTCCTGCATTTGTTCTTGGGCTAGTTTAGCATTTATAGTTTCTTCAGCTACCGAGTAAACACTAAAAGGGTCTTTACTTGCCTTGCTTCTCTGGTGTTGTATTTCTTTCTCACCCTTAAATAAATTATCAATGTGGTGAGATATCTCTGAAATGTCTTGTGCTGTACTGATGGCAGATTTTATACCATCTACAGCACCCTTAACTAGAGCTATACCTGCCAAGGTTTCTGCGATAACCATCAATCAAGGTCTTTGTTTTTGACCATTGCGTAAATACGCATAACGGCAAGTACGATACCAAGTGTTAATACTGTAAAAGTAAGCCACTCATTAGCACCAACTAGCCACATCGGGGTGGATATACTAGCTGATGCTAGTGCTAAGTCTGTTACTGTCTTGCTATCCATAACATATGTTCCTTATAAGATTTTAACTGAACTTGAGGATTACTAGACATAAAACTCCTCCACTATAACAATGCCATCACCACCATCGCCACCAGAACCAATAGCGATAGTATTCTGAGCTAATCCACCAGACCCACCAGAACCATATGCGCCATCTTGATTTTTACTA